ATAAAAACCGTCATGGGGAGTGGGAGGGCAGAATCGGCCTCTACTTCAACTCAGAAGGTCAATACTACGGGGAACACGAAGGATGGAGACCGAGGTACAGCGAAAGAATCGACAAGCTATGCCAACAGTCGCCAGATTCGTTGACGAATGTCGTGCCGTTTTCGGCGAAATCAAAGTAAGGTGGGCAAAGGAAAATGGGCATGAACGGGGAACTGAGATTCGTCATCTACTCGATGGAGCATCTCAAAAGGGCTTTCTCGGAAGCGAGTCAGGCACTGACTGGAGATTGCTTTGTGCTGACATTGCAGAGAGAGAGAGAAAAGAGGCGGAGCGCACAGAACAGGCGTTATTGGGCAGTGTTGCACGAAATCGCAGAGCAACTAAATATAAATGACGTAGAAGCTTGGCACGAATGGGCAAAGCGAAGATTCATAGGGGTAAAAGAAGTTTCATTGCCTGATGGTGAGATTGTGGCAGTAGGCAAGTCCAGCACAGAGTTATCAGTCAAAGAGTTTGCCGATTACATGACTAGCATCGAAGCGTGGGCGGTTGACCAAGGCGTAATTTTCAACGATTTACCAGAATGAACTTGCTCAAGCACCTGATTGAATATCAACAAGCGTACAAAAAGATTGAGAAGCCCAAAAGATTCAGTGGTAATGAGCTTGCATTACTTCACGCACTATCTGATGAGCCGCAGACAACCAAAGATTTGTCTGAACAGATGAATGTGCAAACGACAACTGTTCTGCGATTGATAAAGCGCATGAACGAAGAATATGGCGGGATTGAGGTACAGTCTTTCGGACGAAGTGCGCCTTCGCTATATTGGAAGGCCGAGAACTTTCATTCCATCTATGACGAAATCTGAACGTGAATACATGGGCAAGGTTGCAGAGATTGGCTGCATCTTGTGTAAGCATCTAGGTCTAGGAGAAACTCCCTGTGAACTTCACCATCCGAGAACTGGCACTGGTGCTGGGCGGCGTGCTAGTCATTTTGATGTTATCGGTTTATGCCCTGAGCATCATCGTGGGAACTCAGGACTGCACGGTATGGGTAGAAAAGCCTTTGAAAAGTATTACGGCATAACCGAACTAGAACTCATGGAGAAAGTTACCGAATGTCTGCGCTAGACACGCAAGTTGGCGGAAGCCATTACAAAGATTTTGCTATTCAACCAACCGAATTCATTTACCACAACAACATCAATTTCTTGCGCGGCAATGTTATTAAGTATGTTGTCCGAAATAAGAATGGTGCAGAAGATATCCACAAGGCTATTCACTACTGCAAGATGATTCTTGAACTGGAGTATGGCGAGAAATGAGCGCCTTCTCTCGGAACAAGGGCAAGCGTGGTGAACTGGCTGTCTGCCATATCATCTTTGAATTGACAGGCTGGAACGCTCACAGACGGGTCAGGAATGACCATGGCGATTCAGACCTGATTGGTGTGCCCGGATGGTCTGTAGAGGTAAAAGACCATGCCAAGGCAACTCTGGGTGACGTAAGCGATTGGTGGGCACAAGCCTGCAATCAAGCTAAGGGAAACATCCCGCTATTGGTATACAAGCGACAGCGTGGTGAGTGGCGTTGTGTGTATCCGTTGTCTATTCATTTATCTATGCAAGAGGCCGATTGGTGGAAGGATTACTCCTACACAGTTGAGACTTCTATGGATGGATGGGCGGCAGTAGCAAGAGAGGTTTGTAATGGGTGTGATTGAACGCATGACACGCGCTACAGCGAGTTCTAATCTCAAGTGTGATGAGACACACTTTGATGCTGATTTAATCGCTTCTAGCGGCTTCGTAGCCCGTAAGAGAGGGCTTGGAGCATTGGCATTCTGGTCTAAGTATGCTCAAGACCAATCCAAGACAAAGGAATTGCTACGCGAACTCATGACCAAGTTCGTCGGCAAAAAGCGTCAGGAGCGTTCTAACCTACCTAAGCGAGTCCTGCACCAGATTGCAGAGGCTGCACTGTGCTACTGGCTGACTGACACTTGCAGGGCTTGCAGGGGTGTCAAGTTCCAAAGGTTAGAATCGAACGAACAAGTTCTGAGCGACAACTGTTGCACTAAGTGCAAGGGTTCGGGTAAAGAAGCCCCTCCAAACGCACACGATGTGGGCCTAGATGAATTGGAGAATAGCCGATTCCGTCAAGAGTTTGCAGACTGTCTGGAAATTCTGAACGAGGCTTTCATGGATTACGCAGAAAGACTTGCAAAGAAAGCCAAGAGGTAGTAACTTGTAGTTGTCTGATGTGGCAGTCAGACATTGAGAGTAACCCCATTGAGATAGGGGCTTGTGTGGTCAAAGACACTTACTCTCGGTGTCAGAGACTGCCTCGCCAAGGCCGAGCCTCTATCTGAATGGGGTTTTTCTTTTGGCACAGACTAGACTGATGACGGGCGGGCTTGCCAGCATCAACAGCGTCTCAGTCAAATAGTGCTACTGGTGGGATTAGAGGCTGAAATAGCACACACAGGGATGGCGAAGGAAGCGTCCCTGCCTCGTACGGCTTCCGGGTGACGTGGCTCCGAGTGGGGAATGTCTGAAGGCACTTAGTCAGGAAAGGCTAGGTGCGTCCACCAAATGGGGAATATATAAAATATATATTTCTTAATAACATTTGAACAAACATGAAAATTTGCTCAAGGTGCAAAGAGAAAAAGCCATTTGAGTCTTTTTATCTCAAAAAAAATACTTCTGGAAAACATTCATCCCATTGCAAAGAGTGTTGCAAGAAGACCGCCGCTGATTCAATACAAAAACTTAACTCTACTATTCACGGAAGGGCAAAGTCTGCTATCAGAAACGCAAATAGGCGTGTTGCAAAAAATGGTCATGCGCTTTTGTTAAGCGTTGACGATATTGTAGAACTTTGGGATAAGCAATCTGGAATTTGTGCCTATTCTGGAATGGAAATGACATTTGCCTCTAATGAACTGAACACAATGTCTTTAGAGAGAATTGATAGTTCGATTGGTTACACAAAAGAAAACACAATTTTGATATGCCACGCAATCAATAGAATGAAATCAAATTTTGGAATTGATGATTTTCATAAACTTTGCTATGTGGTTTCTAGTTTTCTTGGCAAACCAAAAACTCTTGACTAAGAGACAATGGTCTAATAACATCATTGTCAGAACTATAACTATCTTGACTCATTCATAGTTGTGGTTCCTTTGCCTCCGTGTAGTGCCTTAACCCGCTTCGGCGGGTATTTTTTTGGGGATAATCATGCCGATGGTCGGAAATAAGAAGTACCCATATACTGCTGCCGGTATTGAAGCCGCTAAGAAAGCTTCTGCCAAGAAAGGCGTTAAGACTGCCAAGAAGACTTGGAAGGGCATGGAGAAAAAGAAATGAAGACCAAGGCAGAGAAGAAGGTCGGCAAGGTCATGCGTGAGTTTAAAAAGGGCGAACTGCACTCTGGTAAGGGTGGCCCTGTAGTCAAGTCGCGCAAGCAAGCCGTAGCTATCGCAATGAGCGAAGCCGGAATGGCTAAGAAGGGTAAGAAGAAATGAAGCCCGGTCTGTACGCAAATATCCACGCTAAACGCAAGCGTATCGCAGAAGGTTCAGGCGAGAAGATGCGCAAGCCGGGAACCAAAGGCGCACCTACGGCAAAGCAATTTAAAGCCGCTGCGAAAACGGCCAAAAAGTGACCATCATCTGGTTCAATCTCTGGCTACTGTCTGCGGGGCATATGACATTGATTGGCACGTTTGAGACATTGGAAGAATGTCAGGCAAACCGGATTGAACTAGAAACAAGTGTCCCCGGTGATTATTATTGCAAGTTCATAAAAATGGAAAGAGTATAAATGGACAGAATTAGCAAACTTGAGAGAGCGAAGAAGCGGCTTAGCCCGTCAGAAATCCGCACTCTGTTTACTGACCTTGCGGAACCGTTTGTGCCGGGTCTAAATGCTGTCCGCGAGGGTATGGCGGGTAACTATGGAACCGCTGCTATTTCTGGTCTGCTAGATTTGGGTGGGCCGATTGGCAAGGGTGTCGGTCTTGCTGCTGCCCCGGTTATGGGTGCCATCAGGGCTTATCACGGTAGTCCGCATAAGTTTGACAAGTTTGATATGTCCAAAATTGGTACTGGCGAAGGCGCACAGGCTTATGGGCATGGGCTTTACTTTGCTGAAAGTCCGCAAGTAGCAAAAGAATATCAAAAAAATATATCTGGTGATGTTTTTAAGGTTGGGGATAAAGTTTTTGACCCATCTCAAATTGGACACTTAAATGTAAGAAGTTTGGTAAGAAAAGGCGATTTGAGTGGTGCTATTGAAAAAGCCTCAACTATCGCAAAAAGTGATTCCCCTGTCGCTGATGTTGCAAAAAAAGATTTGGAAGTTTTGAAACAAATTAATTCACTTGGTGGTTTGCAAAAAACATCAGGCAACTTATACGAAGTAAATCTTCGCTGGCCCGGTGCGCGAGAAGCAACCGACCCGCTAGGTCCACAGCATTTTCTGGATTACGACAGGCCGCTGAGTCAACAGAGCGAGTTTGTGCAGAATGCTTTAGCAAAAATAGATAAAGATACATATCACCCAAGTGGTGATGATTACTCTCCAGAAGAATTGGGCCAGATGATTTACATGAGGTTGGCAAATAGCCCGCTTGCTAAATCACAGGCAGAAGCGTCTAGCGTTTTGAAACAAATTGGCATTCCCGGCATCCGGTATCTAGACGCTGGCTCACGTTCTTCTGGTGGCACATCTAACTATGTGACTTTCGATGACCAACTAGCCGAGATTCTTCGGCGGAATCTGGGACTACTGGAATGAAATCACCAGCATGGACACGCAAAGAGGGCAAAGCAAAGTCTGGTGGCCTAAATGAAAAGGGCCGCAAGTCTTACGAGTCAGCTAATCCGGGTTCAGACCTAAAAGCTCCGGTCAAGTCTGGTGACAATCCTCGCCGCGCAAGCTTCCTAGCCCGTATGGGTGGCATGGCAGGGCCGGAACGCAAGCCAGATGGTTCACCCACTCGACTGCTGCTCTCTTTGCAAGCGTGGGGTGCATCCAGTAAGGCAGATGCCAAGAAGAAAGCTGCAGCAATCAGCGCACGAAACAAGAAAAAGTGAACATTCCAGACGCTTTGCACTTGGGTTCTGGCAGACATTTCATTCCCGAATATCTAAACGTGGATATTCTGGAACGGGTGAAACCGGATATCGTTTTAGACATTACGAAAGTCGAATTCGGTAAAGAATACGAAACGCGATTCGGGCCAATCCAGTTGCGTGAAGGAATGTTTAAACGGATTGTCACTAACGATTGCCTAGAGCATATCCAAGACCTAGTGACGGCCATGCAGAATTGCAGGGACTTGCTAGAGACCGGCGGCACGATGCACATAAGCGTCCCGTACTGGCTGAGTCTGGGTGCTGACCAAGACCCGACTCATGTCCGGCGCTTTAACGAGATGTCGTGGGTCTATTACTGTGACTGGTGTTGGTATCTTGGATGGGACAGAGGCTTTGTAATGCGCTCTATTGAGTTCAAACCGAGCGAGTGGGGCGGTACCCTTACCGAGCCGCTAGAAACGCTCCTACGCACTCCCACGGCGATTAACTGGATGCGTGTCGTGATGGAGAAGGTATGACGCCAGAAGAGATTTTCGAGTCGCTGCTAGGCAGGACCATCGAAGCCGTAGAAGTCGATGATGGCGACATATATCTGGAACTTGACGACGAAAGGATCTTCGGGCTATGGGTAGATGAGGACGGCGATCTGAATGCATCGCTCATGGGGCCGAAAACAAACTAGGCCCCGAAGGGCCTAGGGTCAGAATTGATAGATGGCTAGT